ATACGTAGGATTGGCAGACACTTTTGCCAACTCTAGTGTACTCTGAGAGCCAATTTACTCAGGATCTTAATGGGTTCATACACTTAATCTATAACATGAATCGAGTCTTATTCATGAGGTAGCTTCAAGGACACCGTATTCCTCTAAAAATTTCCTACGAAATTCTTCAAATTCCGTCTCAATATGTTTATTGAGACGATACTGAGTTAATTTTTCCTCAATATCGGAATTTACTAGAACTTTATAATAGGACTTATTAGATAGATTTACTGGGTCTAAGTCGCAGCTTTGTGCAGTATTACGAGCGCGTGCTAATTCTCGATAGATTGGAAAGTTCAACTTTTTTTCCATCACATCAGGAATGAGGCATGTTTTCATAGACGAATCAAACCTTAGTAATTGAAGTGGATCCATTGCGAAATCCTCAGGATACTCTTGTTCACATATAAAGGCATATTCATCTTTAGTAAGCAACATACCCTTCTGGGTATAACCTAATAAAGCATAATATGCATCCTTATATTCTTGACAATAGGCATCAAGAGGACGACGACTCTTATGGGTTCGAATTTCAGGAATAGTACCTTTACCCTTACGTAATAAGTATGACAATAAAAGACCATCACGCCTCCAGTGATCAATTGACATAGGATCACAAGGCATGCCAAGACCACCTGCATCTCCAGGTAAGTACCATGGACGTCCACTTTTTATCATCTCTTCCTTATGTTTAAGGATAAAGAGTTGGCAAATGTCCGAGATTGTATGATATCGACAAGTTGATATCAAATCAGCTGTTAATTTACCAACAAGTGACGGATTAACAGTATACTCCCCATTCCCAACAATTTCATCAGCAAAGTCACGCCGATTTCCCTTCTCTTCACATTCCAATTCATACCAAATTGTGTTATATAAGTTCTCTAGGCGAGGACACCTCTGCTCTAAAAGAGAGAAGCCCCCACCAGGGTAAGGAACTATAAAGAACATAGTCGAATTGATAAAACAAAATTCATCCGACACATAGTTCTTACCTAACGATTTCTTATAACCGGCACAGAGTTTCATATTTCTACACCAACTATCATCAAAAATCATTTCAGTACACAACTGTAGACTATCATCACCATTCACAATTACAGGAAGTTTTCTCAAAAACCTTCGTAAAATGCGGGGGATCTTATACTGCATGTTGTATTCTTCATGGAAATCATCTTGAATACAATTGAGGGTCCAAACGCGGTAAAAATAATCCAGTAACGATTCTTCCTTTTGTTTCTTACAAAAAAGGTGATCATTATCAGATTTTACCAGTGTGGTGTTACAATAAGAAAAGTAATCATCATAACCCGTTGAATCAAGTGCATGATAAAACTGAGCAGCCAAATTAACAATATTAAGGATTGGGAATGATATAAAGCTTCCCATTAACTGTCCTTTTTCTTGTAAGATTGACCACTTAATTTCAACCTGTGCTTGTGATAGTCTCAACTTCTTACAGTCTATATAACCATCATCCCCTACAACTATACCATCATTTCTCCATTTAATACAACTCCCCTCATTACGGAAACCTCCTACACATACCCCAACAGGTGAATAATAATTCGGAATATTGATTATATCAATGGGTAGATTATCATTTAAACCCATCTCAGATAATAGATCATACCAACTAATGTGTTGTTTCATCTTAGTCTGTATACATGTAATAGCATCCTCATAGTCGACTATACAACCTGTAAAACCAAACACTTGAACAAGTGTCTGGTAGGCCGTTTCGTCAATATGAATAACTATGTCATGTCGTACAAGATCAGAGAAACTCATAGAGTGGTTATTATAAACTCTATGTTTACATAAGCAATTCACTATCACCTGTTTCAAACCATCATCATCCCGATACTCAGGGAAATGTGAC